GTGGGCAGCAGGGTCACGATGGTCCCCACTCGTTCGCAGCGCAAGGACAGCAAAGGCAACGTCACACGTGCTGCCTACACCAAGGCGCTCACGGGCTGGTCATCAGTCAGGAAGACGGGAACGATGGTGAACCGCGCCAATCGGATGTTCATCACGCCGATCAAGGGTGGGGAGGGCCGCTTCGGTATCTGGCAGCGGACCGGCCGTGGCAGCTACGAGTCATTCCGCGGAGCGCAGATGAAGTGGACGCTTGAGCCCCAGCCCAAGCGCCGAGCCAGCACGTACGACCTGAAGGGCGACCTACAGAAGCAGGTGCAGGTGTATTGGCCTGGGGAGATTGAGCAACAGCTGAGGGAGGAGCTGGCGCGGGCAGGCTTCCGCTGAGATGGCAGGCCAGCACTGGGATTCTCAATAAGGCAGGCCAGCTATTGATTCTCAACACTGCTAATTATTGAGAACCCTTGCACTGCAGTGGATCTGGGTCCTTCCTGTTGAGAACAGAGCGGTTAGTTCCGACGCCTGTTTTCTCTATTGAGAACATGCTATCGTTATGTGACTGTTTCGCAATAACCGGCCAGTATATCCCCCACCCCAGCACCACCACAGGAGAACCGGCCTGTCACATAGATTCTGTCACAGATAGATTGTGACAAGCGAATGTGACACGTGGCGGGAACTGAGCTGCTGACTATTCGTGATGCTGCGGCAGTGCTGGGGCTGACGAGTAGGAATCAGGTTTACCGGGCGATCGAGAACGGGTTTCTCGACGAGGTGCTGGTGAATGGTGTGCGGCATGTGCGGCGGGAGGGTCTGCATGATGCGTGGGCGAAGGTGCCGAAGACGAAGAGCAAGCATGGCAGCCGAAAAGCGCCTGTGGAAGCAGCGCAGAAGCCGTTGCGGCCAGCGAAGGAACGGATGGCCGTCAGAAGTGATGCAGCTCAGTCAGAGAAGCGCCCTGCTGATGCTGATGGCGACACACCAGACTTCAACACAGAACGCGCCTGGACTGAGTACGAAAAGAAACTGAAGCTGCAGGTAGAGCGCGAGCTGCTGGAGGGGAAGCTGGTGTATCGGGATGATGTAGAGCAAGCGCAGAAGGCGGTGGCGCTGACGTTGCAGGATCAGGCGTTGAGTTTGCCGCAGCAGATTAAGAACCAGATCCCGCATCTTACGGTAGAAGAGCAGGACATTGTAACGAAGTTGGTGAATCAGTTTCTGCAGAACGTAGCGGACTGGGAGTTTACGGAAGGGGAGGTAGCGGGATGATCAGCCGCGATCGGATAAGTATGGCTCGGAGCTTGGCGGAATGCTTCAGGCCACGGCCGCTGTTGAACGGGGTTGAGTATGCGGACACGTATGGTCATGTTACGGGTAATGCAGCGAGTAAAGGTAAGTGGACGACTAGGCCGTATCAGCGTGACTGGTTTTATGGATTTACCAGTGCATATGTGGAAGTGGAGGTTTGCATGAAGTCAGCCCGTGTGGGATGGTCCGAGTGCGTGAAGATCGGCGCGGTGCAGTATTACTCGCATTGGAAGCCGAGCAAGATCATGATTGTGCAGCCGGTGCAGAATGATGCGGAAGAGTATAGTAAGGAAGATATATCGGATTTGTTTAGGGATTCGCCATGTTTGCAGGGGTTACTGGCTGAGTCGAAGGCTAGGGGAACGGCGACGAATACCATCCTGCTTAAAAAGCTCACCAATGGCGGGCTGATCGATATTGTGAGCGCTGCCAGTGGTAAGGGGTTTCGGCGTAAGGAACGGACGGTAGTGATATTTGAGGAACCGTCAGCGTATGACGCGATCGACGAAGGTGATCAGATCAAGCTAGGGATGAATCGATCGGCCACCACCTGGAACCGCAAGACGATCATTGGCGGGACGCCAATTTATCCTGATGATAAAACGCACCAGTGGTTTAAGAAGGGTGACCAGCAGTACCGGTACTTGCCGTGTCCGCATTGCGGGGAGTATCAGGTGCTGAGGTGGGAGCAGATGCGAAAGGAAGGCGAGGATGCGGGGAAGTATGAATGTGAGAACTGCCATGAGTTGATTGGATATGCCAGGTTGCGATGGATGGATGAGCATGGCGGGTGGGCATGTCCGCTGGGGCTGGACCGTAGCCAGCAGATATTGAAGGATGGTTATCCGAGGGTAAGGAGTAGGCATATCTGGGCAGCGTATAGCTACCACGCTGGAGCGGAGTGGGGAAATCTGGTGAGTGAGTACCAAGAAGCGCTGGAGATGATGCGGAAGGGTGATACGGATTCGATGCAGACGTTTCACAATACGGTGTTGGGCGTGCCATGGGAGGACACGATTACCGGGAAGTTGAATGTGGAGGGATTGTCTCAGCGGCGGCAGGATGCAGGAGTTGGGAATGGGTATCCAGCGGACGTGGTGCCGAATGGTGTGTTGGTGTTGACCGCTGGCGTTGACGTACAGGGCGGCGGTGGTGCGATGGCTGAGCGGCTGGTGGTGACGATATGGGGATGGGGGAGGGGAGAGGAAGGTTGGCATGTGGGGCATTTTGAGATCGATGGCGACCCACAGCAGGTTGAGACGTTGAATCAGTTGGATGCAGTGCTGGAGACGAAATGGAAGCGTGAGGATGGGGCAGAGCTGCAGATTGCGTTAGGTGGTATTGATGATGGTGGATATGCGACGCATGAAGTACGGGACTGGTGCCGCACCAGGGTGGGCAGATGGGTGCCGATGAAGGGTTCAGAGAGCAAGGGTAAACCGCTGATCGGTAAGGGAGTGCCGGTGAATATCAACAGGAAGAATCAGAGTGTGATTAAGAAAGGTGTGCTGATGTATCCGGTGGGGTATGAGACAAGTATTCAGCATCTGCAGGGGAGATTACGGCAGGAGAAACCTGGGCCTGGATATTTGCATTTTGGTGAGGCTGCTACGGATCAGTTTTTGGCAGAGCTGTTCCCGTGGAAGAAGATGCCAAAGAAGGGTGCCGGCAAGCGAGAGTACAAATGGGACAAGCCGACCGGTAGCAGGGATGAGGCGGGGGACTGTACGAGGATGGCGTATGCAGCGCTGCAGTTGGTGGCGCGGCGGTATTCACGGGCGACGATGTGGGACCAGCTGGAGCGGTTGATTGAGGCGCAGCGGTTGTCATCGGTAGGCTTGGGAGGGAAGCGGCGCCCACGACGCCGAGTATTTGATTTGCAGTCGTGAGCCGATGAATCCCAAGGAGCTATACCAGGGAGACCGGATTAGATGGGTTGAACCTGACGTGCCAGTTGGTGCGCAGGGGGTGACTGTTTGGCTGCGAGGAAAGGCAGCTGGGGCTGGCGCTCAGGCGGTTGGAGTGAATACAGCAGATGGTTGGATGATTGAGCTAACAGCGCAGGTCACCTCTGCAATGGCTGCAGGTGATTGGGCGCTGCAGGTGGTGGCAACGATCGACGGAGCGTCTCACACGGTAAGGCGTGGCGGTCTGACGGTGCGCCGCAGTTTGGCGTTTAGCGGCACGCCTGGAGCATTTGATGATCGCAGCCAAGATGAGATTGATCTGGATGCGATTAAGGAAGCGATCAGGGCACTGGTAAGCGGTGCGCAGGAGTATCAGGTTGGTGCATTGGGATCTGGCGGTCGAAAGGTGCGACGTGCGGATCTAGCTGAATTACGAAAGGAGCGCGACGACTTGATTAGCAGGGTTGCGGCTGCGCGGCGTGCTGAGGCGTTGGCTCAGGGTGTGGCATCTAGCCGCAGAATCCTTGTGAGGTTTGAGCCATGAGTTTGATTGGCAGAGCGAAGGGTTTTGCTCGCAGGGTTTGGGAGTCTGGCCCTGGCCCGCGAGCACGAAAAGCGCGGGCGCAGCAAGGGCTAGCAGGCCACCTTGGGGGAAGACTGTTGGGCGACATGCCTGGAGTGTTTGTCGATCCTCAGGCGATGCTGCGGGGTGGATTGAAAGGGATTAGGTCTAAGTGTCGTTATCAGGCGCTGTTGAATCCGTATGCCCGGCGTGCAGTGCGGAGCATGCAGATCAATGTGATTGGCGCCCGAGGTGTGCAGATGCGTGGTCAGATCCCGCTTGGTGGCCGGAGCGATCGACAAGCGGGCAGGGCGCGGGCTGAGGTATCAATGGAGATTGCACGGCTGCTGGCGAGGGGTGAGCAAGGGCGAGCATTGGATGCAGCGCTTGATCGAATGATTCTGGCGCAGACTGCGCTAGAGCGTGATGATGTCAGGAATCAAGTTCTGGAAGCGAAGTGGAAGCAGTTTTGCAAGCCTGATACGTTTGATCTTGCCGGGCGATATTCGTTTCATCAGTTTGAGCTGATGATTGCTGGTGCGTTTCAAACGCACGGTGGCGCAATGGTTCGAATTATTCGATCATCTGCCAATAATAATCCTAGACGTGAACAGCTTTGCTTCGAGTTATTGAGCGTTGATCAGCTTGATGAAGATTACAATGGCATGTCAGATCGGCCTGGCCATTTTTGGCGACTTGGTGTTGAGACCGATGATCGTCGTGGCGGACGTGTTACGCGGTATGCGGTATTGCGGCGGCACCCGGGCAATAGCGACCCAGGCGATCCACTGAGCAATGAGCCTAAGCATTATTTTGTAGACGCAAGGGATTTGATTCATGTTTTCATTCCCGATGAAATCGGGCAGCTCCGTGAAATCCCCCACCTAGCGCCAGTTCTGACGACGATTCACAATATCAACGAATATGAAAAGTCCCACTGGACCCGGAAGCGGATTGTCAACAACATTCTTGGGTTTGTCGGCAAGAAGGAAGAGGATCCCAATGAAGGGGCATCCTCAGGTTTGGCGGATGAGCAAGACCCAAGCACTGGGGAGATACTGTCTCGCAGCTCACCGGGGCAATGGGTTGAGCTGAATCCTGGGGAGCAGCCGTATCCGCCGCAATTTGGCCCTGATGATAACCAGTTTGAGATTGTACTAAAGACAATGCTGCGCCGGTTTTCGACTGGCATTACCAGCAGCTACTCAGCAATCAGCGGCGATCACAGTGATGCTAATTACAGCTCCATGCGTGAAGAGAAGCTGGAGGTTCGGGATTGGTATCGGGTTATGCAGTCTTTGTTTATCCAGCAATTCCACCAGCGAGTGTTTGAAGAATGGGTTGATGCTGCCGTAATGGCTGGCGTTTTGCCTGTTGAGTTATTTGGCAACTATTGGAACGAGCCAGAGCTTTACACGTCCCCACGCTGGCAGGCCCGCACATGGAGCTGGGTAGATCCCGCGAAGGAGATGAAAGCGTATAAGGATGCGCAGGAAATGGGACTGCAGTCAACCTCTGACCAGATGGCAGAGCTTTATGGAACTGATCTGGAGAGCACTTGGGCGCAGATTGCGTACGAGGTGGCGTTGCGGAGAAGGCTGGGCCTGCCTGAGCAACAGAATGGGACGACAGCGGCTGCTCTGCCGGGAATGGGTACGGAAGGGGATTCATAGCCTGTAGCAAGATCGCTATAGGCTGAATGACTGGCGTAGCAATTAAGGCCGCCGCCGACAACTCAGGGCTTGAAATGGCTTTGATTGGCGAGGTGGGCTGGGAGATTACAGCCCGAGAGGTGCAGAGCGCGTTGACGGGTCGCGATGAGCCGCTGACGATCAATCTGTTCAGCTATGGCGGCGATGCGCTGGAGGGCTTAGCGATCTATTCGATGCTGTCCCGGTACGCAGGACGGAAGCGCGTGATTATTGACGGCGTGGCTGCCAGTGCTGCATCGTTGATTGCGATGGCTGGCGATGAGATCGTCATGCCAGAGAGCAGCTTCCTTATGATCCATGAGGCATGGGGGCTCGGCATTGGTGGCGCCAATGACCTCAGGAAGGAAGCTGATCTAATCGATCGGATTTCGACTGCGTATCGGCAAGCGTACGTTGATCGCTCTGGACTGAGCGAGGATGACGTGCGTTCTCTGATGGCCGCCGAGAGCTGGCTTACTGCTGCCGAGGCTGTTGAGTTTGGGTTTGCATCGGAGATGGCACCGGCTCGCGATGTGAAGGCAGCTGCTGTGCCCTTGGGTCGATTCGCCAAGATGCCGCAGGCATTGGCCAAACTGGTGGAGTTTGTCGAGCCACGGAAGCCAGTTGCCAAGACTGCTGCTTTGGTTGATGCGGTAACTGAACCGCCCGTGGATGATCAGGTGGCGAAGGAAGAGAATGAGGAGGTGCATAGCCTGAATGGAGAAATGCAAACCGCATCTCCTGCTATGACAACCCAGACCATTGACGTTGCAGAGCGGGAGATGACCGCTGTGCAGGCTGAGCGCGAGCGCTCGAAGACCATTCGGAATATGTGCGAGAAGGCCGGCGCAGGCAACGAAAAGGCCGATGAATACATCGAGTCTGGCGCCAGCGTGGACTGCGTTCGCGCCGAGCTGTTTGAGCTGGCGATGCAAGCCAAGGGTGCCAAGAGGGTCGAGATGAGCGGTCGCATGCAGTCGAGCGCTGATGGCCTGATCGGCATGTCTGACCGCGAGGTGAAGCGGTACAACATCCTGAATGCGATTCGGCACTTTTCTGACCCGACCGATGCCCGTCTGCGTGATGCTGCCGGACTGGAGCTGGAAGCGTCCGCCGCTGCGGTGAAGCATTCGGGCCGCGAGCTGCAGGGCTCGTTCCGCATCCCCGCCGACGTGATGGTCGCGCAGATCCCCGGCATGGGCGCCGGTCGTAAGAACATCCGCGCTGATCAGACCGCAGGTGGATTCACCACCGGCGGTGCGCTGATTGACACCGACCTGCTGATTGGCTCGATGATTGAGCTGATCTACAACCGCCTGAGCATCACCGCTGCCGGCGCCACCGTGCTGAGCGGTCTGGTGGGTGACATCGACATCCCCAAGGAAACCGCCGGCCCTACTCACTACTGGGTTGGTGAGGGCCAGGCGCCTGACGCCTCTGAGATCCTGGTTGGCCAGGTCAGCCTCACGCCCAAGACTGTCGGTGCGAAAACTGTCCTGACGCGCCGTTTCATCGGCCAGACCGGATTCTCCTCCGAAGCCTGGGTTCGCAGCCACCTGAGCCGCAAGGTCGCCCTTGGTATTGACAAGGACTTCCTGTACTCCCCAGGCGGATCCAAGCGCCCCCTGGGCCTGCGGTACACCGATGGGGTGAAGACTGAAACGCTGTCCGGCGGCCAGGCGAAGACCATCAACAGCGTAAGCTATAACTTTGGCACCTTCCTCAACCTGGTTGAGATGGAAACGAAGGTGAGCCTGGCGAACCTGGATGTGCCCAGCATGGCGTACATGATGAACGCCCATGCAAGGGGCGTCTACAAGACCACGCTGGAGAACGCTCAGAGCGACTTCTACGTTCTGCGCAACAACGAGATCAACGGCTACCCGGCCCTGATGTCAAACCAGCTGGAGGTGAATAATAGCCTCTTCGGCGACTTCTCGCAGGTGCTGCTGGCGTTCTGGAGCGGCCAAGACATCGGCGTGAATCCCTATAAGTATCAGGATTCCGGCAGCGTTGAGATCAGCATCCTGCAGGATTGCGACTTTGGGGTTCGCTATCCCGAGGCCTTTGTGTGGGGTATCTGAGGATGGAAGTCGAGATGCTCGAATCGATGGTGATCAGTCGCAAGGATCGAGAGATCGGCGACGTGGTTACTGTTGATAACGACTTTGGCCTTCACATGATTCGCAGCGGGTGGGCAACTGAGCACACTGCTCCCGCCCCAGCCGCTGAGGTCGAAGGCGAATCGCCACGCCGTGGCGGAAAACGCCGCACCACGGACAACAACCCCGTGCTCAGCACGGTCACTCAGCCCCCCACGGAGGAAACCTGACCATGGCTATCAGACAACGCAACCTGGAGGCGCTGCATAGCGTCACCATTCTGGCCCCAACCACTGTGTCAGCGGCGAACAACACCACCGCCGTTAATTGCCATGATTTTGATGGTGATGTGTGCCTAATCCTCACCGCCCCTGCCAGCGCTGCCGGCAGCGCCATGAAGGTGAAGGTGCAGGCCGGCGATGCGTCCGACGGTAGCGATGCCGTAGACGTCACCGGCGGCGCATTCCCTGACCTGGCCGTCGCCGCTTATCACAACCGGCTGGTGATCTCGAAAGACGATCTGCCGTCCCGGCTGCGGCTGAGTTTCTTCGATGAAACCGGCACTTATAGCGCTGTTGTGAGCTGCGTTGCGGTTGGCATCAAGAAGTACCGGCCCTGATCGCAATGATCCAGGAGATCCCCGATGATTTCCTGCTGGCTGACTTCGGCTCTAGCGTAACTGCTGGGGCCGTTGTTGGTTTAGGGATTATGGATCGCCAGTCGCAGGTGATGATGGGCGATCAGGTGATCAGTGTGGAGTATGCGCTGACGGTGCGGGCTGATTTGTTTGGTGGGTTGGGGTATGGGGATCAGGTGTTGCATGAGGGGCAGGTGTATAGGCTGCAGCATGAGCCACTGAAGTTGGCTGATGGGAGGTTTTGTGTGATGGTGCTGGAGAAGATTGAGGCGATTGCGATGTATATCACTACGTTGGCCGGGTTGCGGCTGAAGACACTTGATGATCGATTGCTGGTGACACTCTGATGGCTGACGTAACGATCACGGGTTTGCCTAATGCGACGGTGCCATTGAGTGGCACTGAGAGGGTGCCTATGGATCAGGGTGGGACGACGGTAGATGCGTCAACGCAGGCGATTGCGGATTTATGTGGTGGATCGATTACGGCGGCGGTTAATGCACACGTTGCTGCTGCGGATCCGCATGGGCAGTATGCGTTGGAGTCGACTTTGGCGACGGTTGCAACGACTGGAGCGTATGGCGATCTGAGCAACCGGCCAACGCTCGGTAGTGCTGCGGCACAGAACGTCGGCACGGCAGCCGGGAATGTGGTGCAGCTCGATAATGCTGGCAGGCTTCCGGCGGTGGATGCGTCGCAGTTAACGGGGTTGCCGTCAGGTGGTGTCAGCTCAGTGTCTGGGACTGCACCGATTGTCAGTTCTGGTGGCAATACCCCGGCGATCAGCATCACCGCTGCGACCACCAGCGCCGCCGGTTCGATGAGCGGCGCCGACAAGACCAAGCTCGATGGTATCCAGGCCGGCGCCGAGGTAAACGTCAACGCCGACTGGAACGCCTCCAGTGGTGACGCCCAGATCCTGAACAAGCCCACCTTGGGGACAGCCGCTGCTGCAGCAACGACAGACTTTGCTCCAGCAGCGCAGGGTGTGACCAATGGCAACAGCCATGATCACAACGGCGGCGATGGTGCGCAGATCGCATATGGCAGTTTGTCGGGACTGCCCTCGATTCCCGGCCCGACCGATCTGAGTTACACGGCGAGCAGTCGGCTGCTGGGCAGCTCTACAGGCGCTGACGTGACGTTGCCTGAGGCGAGCACGACGTTGGCCGGCCTGATGAGTGGGGCGGACAAGACAAAGCTCGACGGGGTTGCCTCTGGCGCTCAAGTGAACGTCGCCACCAACCTCACCTACGACGCCGCCAGCCGCGAAGTGCGCAGCTCGACTGGGGATGACGCGGTGCTCCCCCTAGTCAACAGCACTACAGCGGGTCTGGCCAGCGCCACCGACAAGCAAAAGATCGACATTGCCGTGGTGAGCGATGTCACAGGAATCACAGGCGCCGATGCAGTGACCAACATTGTCAGCCTGACCCAGGCCGAGTACGACGCGATTGCATCACCAAGCGCATCAACCCTGTACGTTATTACGAGCTGAGTATGCCTACGACTACTGGGAAAATCTATCTGGGCAGCACGCTGGTAGCAGGCGGTGCGGGTGGTGCAGCGGCTGACGAGTGGGTGCGAAATGCGGCGTGGCCAGCGTTGACCGCACCTGGCGCGGCAGAGCAGAAGATCGTTGGCCTCTATGCGGTGTGGCCTGGCGATGGTGTTGGCAAGGGTGGCAACTTTTTCGCATTCTTAGCCCAAGGCGCCTACATCATCAATTATGGCGATGGGACGACGACGAACTATGCAAGCAATGCCAGAGCAGATTATGAGTTTGACTTTAACTCTGCTGCGCTGGCTGGAACGAATGCGCCGGTTACGTTTACGGCTGCAACTAGCACTGTCAACCGCACGGCTCATGGGCTGAGCAATGGCGCGATTGTACGGTTCTACAGCATTGTTACCACAACGGGAATTGTTGCGAAGCAGCGGTATTTTGTTGTTAATGCAGCAGCAAATACGTTCCAAGTTTCGCTGACTGCTGGCGGCAGTCCGGTAACGTTTACGGGTGACGGTTCGGCCACGTTGCTGCCGTATAAGGTGGCGGTAGTGACGATTACACCACAGGCAGGACAGAACCTAACAGTTGCCAACTTCTTTCAGAAGCATGGACAGACGGGGTTGGTGAATGGTTATGCGACAGGATGGCTGGATATTGCGATGGCATTGCCGCAGGTCAGTGGCACGGGATTAACGATTGGGGGTTCGACGACTGTTGTTCACGCAAATGTAGAGCGGATCAACATTGTATCGGTTGGTGCGTTGACGAGTATGGCATCAACCCTGTTTCAGGGCTGCCGCTCATTGCAATCGCTGCCGTCACTGCCTAATGCCACAGCAGTTACGAACATGAGCAGCATGTTCAGCGGCTGCCCCAGTCTGCAAACAATCCCTGTATTTCCAGGCAGTGTTGCAGCAGTTACGAACATGAGCAGCATGTTCAGCGGCTGCAGCAGTCTGCAAGCAATCCTTGCATTTCCAGGAAGTGTTGCAGCAGTTACGAACATGGCTACCATGTTCCAAAGCTGCAGCAGTCTGCAAACAATCCCTGTATTTCCAGGCAGTGTTGCAGCAGTTACGAACATGGGCGGCATGTTCCAAGGCTGCTTCAGTCTGCAAACAATCCCTGTATTTCCAGGCAGTGTTGCAGCAGTTACGAACATGAGCAGCATGTTCCAAAACTGCAGCAGTCTGCAAACAATCCCTGCATTTCCAGGCAGTGTTGCAGCAGTTACGAACATGAGCAGCATGTTCCAAAGCTGCAGCAGTCTGCAAACAATCCCTGTATTTCCAGGCAGTGTTGCAGCAGTTACGAACATGAGCAGCATGTTCCAAGGCTGCACCTCCCTGGAAAGCATCCCGCCGCTTGACATGAGCGGCATTTCCTCAGCAGCAAATGCCGCAAACTTTGTCGCCAACTGCTCATCCCTCGCCCGTGCCCAGCTTACAGGAATGCGCTTCTCATTCTCTGTAGCCAGCTGCAAGTTATCAGCCGCCGCACTGAACGAACTATTCACCGGCCTGCCTGTTGTTACCGGCCAAACAATCACTGTAACCGGCAACTACGGCATCAATGGAGCAGGCTACGACCCCACCATTGCCACCGCCAAAGGGTGGACCGTTACCGCCTAATGATCGCCATGTCCTACCCCGGTTTCTACAAGTTCACCGATGACCTGCTCCAGTATGCAGGCACCAGCGTTTACGCGCCAAGATTTACGCTAACCGCCGCAAACCACGCTGATTACATCTACCCAGTAGATGATTGGTACTGGTTTGACAGTCGCCAGATAGCCGAAGCATTTTGGGGAATCAATGGTCAGTCCGATGCTCAGTGGGTGCAGTTTGGCTCCGCAGTGCAGGCCTCCGAGGCGATCAATCAACTCCTAGGAACGGCCCTGCAGCAGCTTCCGGCCCTAGGCCTTGGGTTGGGTGTGGGCCTCGGCAAGGCTGCCGATGGGGATGCTCGGGTGTTTCTCGACTCCTGGTCGATGGCCCGTGGGCTGGGCCTGATCTCTGATCAGCTGCTGGCTGGGGTGCTGAGCATGGCGCAGGGGTTTGATCTGCCAGCCGCTTTCACCGAGGCGCTGACGGTGCCGCCTCCGGCCCAGAACCTCGGCCAGGAATGGACCTCCCCCACCGGCACCCTCTACCGGGTAGCCCAGGCCGCTGGGGAGGATGGGCAGTTCCTCCCCGATGACCCACAGACCCCGCCCAGGGAATCCCTGCGGTGGGTGGTGGTTGAGCCATGAGAGTGCCAGGCCTTCACCTCCTCAGTTATCAGCGCACAACAGCTTTTGTATGCGCTGCCAGGAAGCGCGTCGTTCCCGTAATTTCTCCCGCTCGTTGACCGGTTCCGTTACAGGCTTGCAGGCCGCAAAAACTGCCTGCCAATCAACCTCAAGACTATCCCATGCTTCCTTAGCTTGTGAAAAGTCTGGAAGTGATTCCAGGGAGCGACAGGCACTGAACATAGAAGCGTAGTTGATAGCCACAGAGCTGTCGCAACCTTCACCCCACTTTTGAGTGGCAGGCTGGTTGGCGTCGTATGCACAACCGTCTTCAAAGGCAAAGTCAGCCTCAACTGCTGCAATTCTGTAACGCAATCTTTTGTCACCATAGCTTCCATCATCTGGAGCCTCTTGCCCTGGCATAAAAATTTCACAAGGCCTCCCGTTTGCCCTGCTGTTAGCAATGTTGATTGCTGAGTTCAAGCTAGTGGCGATTCCACAAAAGATGTCTATTAAATTGCTGTCTCCTTCGTACCAGAGATAGAAGACCGCAAATAGCCGTTTGAATGGTTCGCTCGTCAAGTAGTCTTTAGTCATCAGTCTGCTCCTGAGTAGCGGATTGGTCGCGCCTCGGGGATGCCAGTCCGCCGGGGCACATAAATAGGGTAGCACTGGACAGCCGAACGCATGGTATCGCAGGTCGCGACTGCCGCAGGCGTTCATCAGTGGGCTGCAGGCGGGACTCCAGGCAGTGGCATGGCAGTGGCCCGAGAACCCGACGAGGTTCCAACCATGGACTGCGCCAGATGGCAGCGAATGGATTTACGACCAGCCCCGGAACAGCGCAGGCCAATACCTCGCGGACGATCCTGAAACCGAGGTTTTAGAATCTGCGTTGCGGTGGGTTCCAAAACCGTAGCCGTAGTAGATTCGGCCACTACCATGCCCTACCTCTTATGACCTGCCCCAACTATTCCTGGACCGAGGTTGCGATGCTGGCAGCAGGAATGTCGCCCCTGCTGCTGTTTACCGCGTTGTTTTTCGCAGCGTTGGTCAGGGTCCAGTGGACCGAGTAGTGATCCGCGACCACCAGCGACAGCTCGCCCAGCAGTTGCTACAGGATGCCGATGAACGTGCCGACTACCTGCACGCCAGGCCATCGCTCACCCCGGACCAGTGGCGGCTGATCGCGCAGTGGCTTCTGGAGGAACCATGCCCTACCTGATCCGTATCACCGTTGCCGTCGCCCTAGTGGCCGCGTTGATGGTCTGGCTGCTGGGTGCCCTGCCCCTGCCGTTGGCGCTGCTGTTGGCGGTCATCGTCGGCTGGGGGGTGATCGATGATGTACGCATGGGCAGGATTCACGCCGACAAGTTGCCAGAGATTCCGCGATGGAACAAAAAGACTTCAAAGCTGAGTTGCTTGAATTGCAGGTTTTGGGATACTGACTGCATTCGCCCCTGTCGGCTTGGCTGGCCTGATCCTGAAGAAGGCGGACCTAGCTATGCGAATGAATGTGGAGACTATGCCGCCAAGCCCTAGGGTTTTCTGCTACAGATCCGCAACCCACGCTCGATCAGCGGCCATGCTGCCCTGATTCCTAAGCATGGTGCCGTTCATCCCATCCATCAGCAGCACGTCAAATCCACGCTGCCAGGCTGACTTCATCCCGGCAAGATTCGGCACCAACGGCCAAGCATGATCAGTGTCCAGCACCTGCGGGCCACGGAACCCAGGCACACCACCAATCTGGGCGATGCTGCTGCCCTGTGGTGCAATCCAGTCGGCACCGGAGGCGACCATCCACGTCTCTTGCTTGCCCTTGCTGGGCCTGATGCCACGGGCATAGGAAACGCCTACGGGTTTGTTGGTGAGCTTCTTGACCAGTCCAACAACCCACCGCTGGAACCACCCCGTGCTGGTGGCCATGAGTTCGTTGCCAACCTCATAAATCACGTTGTCGTAGGGCTCAAGCGTCCGCACCGTGCGGGTGATGTGCCGCTGCTGGAGTTTGTTCCATGGCCCTTGCGTATGAACCTGATCGTGGCTGGCGGGACCTAGGCCATTGAACGGGTGCTGCTCCCATGCACGCGGGAAGATGTCGGGGATGCTGCCCTCGAACAGCACCACGCCGGTCACGATGTCCCGGCGCTCAGCCCTCTTGACGGTGCGCTCCAGCGCCCGGTAATACTTGCGGTTCAGGCTGCCGTCGTTGCGATATGGCCCATCCTGGATCTTGATCAGCCCCGGCGTGTTGCTGCCCCACAGGCTGTTTTCACCGACGAATCCCTTTGTCTCGATCGTCCATAGCCGGGTAAAGGGCCTGACGCTTTTGGATGGCTCAGGCAACGCCAGCTGCTGCAGGCTGATCCGTTCGCCCGCAATGCGCTGGACCGTGTTCCAAGTGTGTGATCCTGCCAGGCGCACCGGCCGGCCGTCCCAGGTGAAGCTGTCGCCTTTAATGCCGATCACAGTCAAGCCATAGCCTTTGGAGTAGGTCTATCGAGTGGCGTGACAGCATCAATCCGCGAGCAAATCCTAAACCGGATTCATACTGTGACGCTGCCTGGCATTGCGGAGGTAGGGCAGCGGATCTACCGGAGCAGGGCGCAGGCGATGAGCAGGAATGAAGCACCTGCGATCATCGTGAGTCCTGGCAACGATGATCCATTCAATGCACCACGGACTACGGGTGCGAGTATGGGGCGGCTGGATCAGACGCTGGCGGTGCTGATCGAGGTGTATGTGCGGGGTGATATTCCAGACCAGCTGGCGGATCCGATTGGTGTGCAGGTGCACCAGCGGATGATGGCCGACCGGACAATGGGCGGGTTAGCAAAGGATGTGCAGCCAGATGGATGGAGGCCACAGTATGAGGCGGCTGACCTGACAGCAGGGTGGTTTGGGTTCCAGTTTTTGGTGAAGTACAGGACGCTGGACAGTGACATCTCAGTGGCTCCATAGGCTGAGGGTAGATCCGGCACTAGCTAGGGATGGGCGAACCTTTCTACCCAATGAACCACGGCATCAGCGGGCGATACGTCTGCGGTGCTGATGGCGTGATGCGTCCCGAGGGTGAGGCACTGCCCGAAGCCGAGGCCAAGCCTGCTGCGAAGGCCCCGACCATTAAGACCACGGAGAAAAACTGATGGGCCTGTTGATCCGCAATAGCTTCATTCTTGCCAAGACCGAGAGCACTTACGGCACCGATTCAACGCCTACCGCATCCGATGCGGTGAAGGTGGTGAGTATTGAGGTGAATCCGATCACGGGTGATCGTGTGCAGCGGAACCTGCTTAAGGGGTTTTTGGGTGCTGATCGTGCACCGCTGACCAATGAGCATGTGGCGGTGACGATTACCTTTGAGTGGTCCGGTTCTGGAACTGCTGCGACTGCGCCACGATTTGCGCCATTGCTGCTGGCGAGCGGGAAGAATGAGACGCTGGGCGTTGAGATTACCGGCGCTGCGACTGCTGGCGGTGCCGGGAGCTTAACGCTGGCGGATCTTGGCGGCAGCAATCCTGCGAGCGATGCGTATGTGGGGTTTCCGATTGAGATCACCAGCGGGACTGGCAGCGGCCACAAGGGGATCATCGTTGCACACAATGGCAGCACCAGGGTTGTGACGGTGCTGCCGACTACTGCAGCGTTTACCGGCGGCGGTGATAGTCAGTATCGGATTTCAGCTCGATCGGTGTATCAGCCGATTTCGACATTTGGCGCCAATTCAAGCGCGACGCTGGTGTGCGTGAAGGATGCGAATGTGCACCGGATTGTTGGATTTCGTGGCAGCCCTGCATTGAGTGCACCGCTGAACCAGTATGGAACGTTCACGATTACTGGTGTAGGGCGTTATCAGACACCGGTTGCGAAGACGAGTGAATCGTTCAGTTATGGAGCACAGGCCGAGCCGCTGCCTGTGACTCCGAGCCATACGAAATCGCTGCAGTTCCAGGGGTATGGACCGTGCAGTGAAGGGTTTACGTTTGACTGGGCAAATAGCGTAAGTTTCAGGAGTTTGATCAACTGCACACCGCAGGCGCGGATAACGGACAGGCCGAATCCGAATGGTACGTTGACGATTGAGAATCCAGCTGTTGCGACGAAGAACTATTTTAGCAGCGCAGCGGATAATAGCGGCGCGAGCGATGGTGTGTTTGTTGTGCAGCAAGGCACTGTATCTGGCAACAGTTCGATTCTGTTTATGCCGAACACTCAGATCAGTGGTGATCTGAGTTTCCCTGATTCGGATGGTATCGACATGATGGGCATTCCGTTTACGGCACTGCCCAAGACCCAGAACGACGAAACCCGGCTGGTGTTCTTCTGATGATGAAACACCAAGACTGGGAGATCTGACCTTAAGTTACAACCCATTTATTTCCATTCCCCTGATTTAGTCCCATGTTCCATCTGTATCAGCCTGAGTTTATTGAGTGGCCGGTGAGTGTTGATCTGCCGGCCAAAGGTGGAGTCAAGAAGCCCTACAAGTTCACCGCTCATTTCAGCGTGCTGGATGAGCAGGACGCGCAGGCGCTGCAGGACCAGCACAATCAGATGCTGGTGGCCATGCGCAAGCGCATTGAGGCGCTGCAGGGCTATGCCAAGGACGAAGAGGCCTCACTGAGCGACCCTTTGCCATGCACCTACCAGGATCTGGCGGATGAGGTGCTCTGCGGCTGGGGCGATGAGGTGGTGGGCGAGGATGGCGAGCCGATCGAGTTCAGCGACGCCACCAAGGCCCAGCTCTACCGGGTGCAGGGCGCCAGTGCTGCGATCTTCAAGGCCTGGCTGGAGAGCCTGGGCCAGCCCTCTGAGAAGGCCGCTGCGAAGGCCGGAGGGTTCCGGGCAAAAAACTCATAGACGCGGCGCGGTTCCTCGCCGCTGCCGCGAAGGGTGACCCGGCCGACAACGGCAAGGACGCGGCTGACGCTGCGGCGGTGTTCGGCCTGGCGGTGCCTGAGGTCGAGCGGCGGCCGGAGACGTTCGGCCTGCTGGCGGAGAACGTCGAGGCGATCGGCTGGTTCATGAAGCTCCAGACCCAGTGGCGGATGGGGATGAATGGGCCCGTGGGACTTGACTACCAGGTGTTTCTCCTATGGGCCAAGGATGAGGGCGTGAAGCGCTCTGACCGGTTGTGGCTGCTGGAGGATCTGCGGCTGGTTGAGCGGGAGTTTCTGGGGGTGATGAGGGAGGATCCGTAGGCTGATCTCAGGAATGGCAGCCGAATAGAGCATGGCCCGGATGAGCCTGGATACCGCCATCCGGCTGTCGGCCGAGGTGAAGGGCGGCGGGAATATCGACCGGGTGAAGAAGTCGCTGCAGGATCTGGGCAAGAACAGCCAGACCACAGCGCGCGAGATCAGCACCCTGCGGGCCGCGACGTTCCAGTTCGCCCGCGCTAACGACAACACGATCGCCGGCATCCGCAGCAGCATTGGCGCATTCCGTGGGCTGCAGGAGCAGGCCAAGATCGGCAGCAGGGAGTTTCAGCGGTACGGGGCGGAGATCCAGAAGCTGGAAGGGAAGCTGCGGGGGCTGGATGGGACGGCAGCGGCGGCGGGTGATTCACTGGGCCGCAGGCTGGCAGCGGGCCTCGCCGGCAGCCTGGCCACCATCGGCGCCGGCAGGGCCATCGGCGGATCGCTGGGCGCCGTGGTGGCGAGTGAGGAGTCAGAGCGGCGGTTGAGGTCGCTGTCACAGGGCCTTGACGATTACAGCCGGGTGCAGGCCACTGCTACCGCAGCCGCGCAGAGGTTCGGCACTGCGCAGACGCAGACCAATCAAGAGTTCGCCCAGATCTACGCCAGGCTGCGGCCAGTCGGGCTGACGCTGGAGGAGATCAGCACGGTCTACAACGGATTCAACACGGCAGCGAAGCTGAGCGGCACCACGTCGGCTGAGGCCAGCGCGGCGTTTCTGCAGCTGAGCCAGGCGCTCGGCACCGGCGTCCTGCGCGGCGAAGAACTGAACAGCGTGTTTGAGCAGACCCCGGCGGTGGTGCAGGGCATCGCTGAAGTGATGGGCGTGCCGATCGGCCAGATCCGCGAGCTTGCGAAAGAGGGCAGGATCACCGGCGACATCGTGCTGACCGCTCTCGGGCGGATCGAGCGCGACGGCGCCCCCAAGCTGGCTGAGGCGATGAAAGGCCCGGCTCAGCAGTTCCGCAACCTGCAGATTGCGGGGCAGGAGCTGCAAATTCAGTTCGGGCAATCGCTGCTGCCAGCCACCATCGCGCTCACTAAGGCGGCAACCGGAATACTGGAGCAGACCAGCAAACTGCCAGAGCCGATCAAGCAGGTTGGAGCCGCCGCGGCCGTTGCCGGTGTTGCCGTTCTCGGCCTGACCACGGCGATGAGCGCCATTGGCGGGATCAGCGCTGCAACGAAGGCCATGCAGGCCTATGCCGCGTCAACAGGCGCCGCCACTGCAGCGCAGACCGGCCTCAACCTCGCCGTGCTGGCCAATCCCTGGGTACTGGCCGCCGCCGGGATCATTGCGGCCACGGCAGCGGCCTACAAGTTCATCGAGCCGTTCAGGGAGTTTGTCAACACCTACCCCGAGCGGTTCAAGCTGTTCTGGGGATCAATCGCCGCTGACGCGCAGGCGTCGTTTAAGCGCATCACCGATGCGGCTACGGCGATGGGTCAGTTCCTGGCCAAAGGTGTGCAGAACATCGCCAACAGCTTCGCGGCAATGTTCGGCTGGGCACGCGACCGCGCTGGCGAGGCCCTGCGCGCCATCGGCGTTGACGGCCAGTGGCTGGCGGGCGCGATGCAGAGCGTTTCCACCACGATCGGCAACGTGTTCTCTGCGGCGTTTGATTTCGTGCAGTCGAGATGGCAGCAGACCATCTCCAACATGATCAACTACTCCAACCCGTTCATGGCAATCCTGGCCACGGCGGGAATCAATGTGGGGGATGCAGCTGTCAGCGCGATGCAGACGGGTCAGCAGCGGCTGCAGGCGGCAGGCGTGCCGAACACCTACACCGTGGGCGGGATCACCTACGACACGGCGACAGGTCGGCCTGTGGCGGGTGCCGCGCCATTTGTGCCTCAGGCTCCCGGCACCCTCCCCGGTGCTCCACCCGCCCCCGCACTGCCCGGCGCTGCTGGCGGCGGTGGAGCAGGTGCTGGCACGGGGGGCAGGGCTGCTGCGGCCCCAAGGTTCGAGCTTTCCAGCCGCGGCAAGGCGCTGGTGGCTGCGGCTCAAAAGCTCGGCGTCAGCCCGCTCGACCTGGCGACGATCATCAGTTTTGAGACCGCCGGCACCTTCAGCCCGTCAATCCGTGGTGGCGCTGGCGGTAACTACCAAGGCCTGATCCAGTTCGGCGCGCCTGAGCGGCGGCAGTACGGCGTCACTCCCGGCCAGTCATTTGAGGAGCAGGTGATGGGGCCTGTTGTGCGGTATTTCCAAGACCGCTTCAAGGGCGCAGGGATGAGCACCCAGGGGGCCAGCCTGTTGGACCTCTATACCACCGTGCTGGCCGGCAATCCTCGCGCCAATCGCAACGCCCGCGACTCATTCGGCACCAGCGCCGTGAGCGGCGTGCAGCGGATGGGACCACATCGCCAGAAAGCGCTGAGCACATTCTTTGGCGGCTCAATGGAGAATGTTGGGTTTGGCGCTGTTGAACAGGCGCAAGCCCAAGTCGCCGGCTACGAAGAAAACATGGCCGCAATGCAGCAACTCCGCGAACAGCAAGCCGCCGCACAGAAACAGCTCGAAGAGTTCAACGAAGAACGAGCCAAGACCGCTGTGCAGCTTCACAATGAAAGGAGTCTGCTAGGTGCCACAACCGATGAGCAGCGCCGCCGGTTGGAGCTTGAAATCGAGATTGACAACATCACTCAGCAGCACCTAGAGAAACTGCAGAGCCTGAAGGCGATTGAAGAGGAAATCGCCCGGCTCGGCGGCGTGGCTGAAACCGCCGCCATCCGTGAAGGGCTGGAGCGCGAAAAGGAGCAACAGCTGGCGCTGGCTCGGCTCAGGGCTGAACAGGATCTGAATGAGATCCTGGCGGAGCGTCAGCGCATGATGCAAGACCTGACCCGCCAGGCATCCGAGCCGGCGGTGTTCAACGTGCTGGAGCAGCAGAAGCGCGAGCTTGACGAGATCCTGCAGAAGTACCCCGCCATTGGCCAGGCGGCTGATGCTGCCGCGTCGCTTGTGACCAGCGGCGTGGCGGAGATGATCGCCGGCACCAAGTCCGCCAAAGAAGTGTTCGCCGACTTCCTGCAGGGCATCGCCAGCGCGCTGATCGACACCGCGAAAAAGATGATTGCCCAGTACATCGCCATCGGCATCGCCCGGATGTTCGCCGGGATCGGCAGCTCTGCGGGTGGCGGGTTCTCTGGATCCTCAACCGGCCCATTCGGCGCTGGCGGGATCAGCCCCGCCCTCAGCTTCCCCACTACCGGCTTCGCCAACGGCGGCATCATGTCCCCTTCCGGCCCACTGCCGCTGAAGGCCTACAGCCGCGGTGGCGTCGCCAGCACCCCTCAGGTGGCCCTGTTCGGCGAGGGCTCGATGAATGAGGCCTATGTGCCGCTGCCTGATGGCCGCCGCATCCCCGTGGCGCTGCAGGCCCCGGACGGTGCCCGTGGCGATCGGATGCGCGAGCTGATGGGTGCATCGCCCGCCGGCAGCAACCCCTCACCGGTGTTGGCCATGAGCTTCGAGACCACCACGATCAACGGGGTGGAGTACGTCTCCCGCGATCAGCTGGAGGCGGCGATGGCCGAAACCCGCAAGCGTGCCGCCAACGATGGCGCCAGGCGCGGGATGAGCATGACGCTGGACAGACTGCAGCAGAGCCCAGCAACCCGCAGCAAGGTGGGCATCCGCTGATGGCCGCGACCTTCCCCGACCTGAAACCGAACGAGCGGCAGATGACGCTCGGCGCCTACCCGGTCAAGGCGTTCCGCACCATGGCGGGCACGACGGTCAAGCGCCGATACGGAAACAAAAAGTTCGGCTATCAGCTGCGCCTCACCTTCGCCAACCGCCGCGATCGGGACATCCTGCAGGTGGTGCGGCACTACGAAAACATCGATGAAGACGATCGCTTCGAGCTGCCGCCTGAGACGTTTGCTGGCGTCACCACTGCTGGCCAGAGCAGCAGCCCGCAGCGCCCTGGCCTGCGCTCGATGCTGCGCTCCCCTGACGGTTGCTTGTGGGAGTACGCGGGCCCGCCATCGATTCAGTGGGCCGGCAATGAGATCAGCAGCATTACCGTGGAGCTGGTGGCGGAGCTGAACGTATGAGCACGATCCGCATCGCTCAGCTGTTCAACCTGCGCACCAGCGGCGGCACGCGGCATCGCTACCAGAACTACTTCATCGGCCAGGAGTACACCTACCTAGGCGACAAGTACGACTTCGCTCCGTTCCAGGTGAGCGGCGCGATGGCCAGCCTGGGCGGCGACAATGAGACCGTGCAGGTGCTGTTCCCCAACCTGGAGGTAGTGCTGCGGCTGGTGGAGGAAGGCGACGGCAACCGCCTAAGCGAGCTGACCCTGACCACCCTCTGGCTCAACGCCACCGGCGCCATCGCCAATCAGTACGAGGACTATTACGTGGGCTCGGGCGCCGGGTTCAACGATGACACCGTGGAGCTGCGGTTTCGATCGGCGATGGATTCGGTCGGCACCAACTTCCCGGCGCGCACGCTGACCAGCGACAACGTGGGCATCCTGCCGCTCAATGCGGAGCTCTACCTGAGATGAACGATCTGATCGGCCTGTCGTATCGGTGGGGCTGCCGGCCTGGTGATGGCAGCGGCTGCACGGACTGCTTCCAGCTGGTCTGCGCGGTACGGCGGCGGCTGGGCCTGCCGGATCACGCGGCGCAGTTCGAGTGGGTCTACCGCGAGCACACGGCTGAGACGTTCGGGCTGCTCCACCTGCGGCGCCTGCTGGGCATGATGGCCGATCCCGTGGCCGCGGCCCTGCCGGGCGACCCGATCCTGCTGGCCGGCGCTGCAGCGGCGCTGGGCGTGGCGGTGGATGGCGGGGTGGTGTTCATCGCCCCTGGACAGACTGTGGTAATGACGCCGTTGCCGCAGGGCGCCGGCCAGTGTTATCGGCTGCGATGAGACGCCTGCTGCCCTATGAGTACCAGCTGATTGAGCAGCTGGGCGTCAGCCGTGAGGACTACCTGGACTTCATCGCGGCCCAGCAGAAGGATTACAGCCCCAGCATCGAAGATCAGCAGGCGGAGATCCGCTGCAACCCCCTCACCGCATCCATCGTGCTCACGGTGGTGGGCATCCTGTTCCAGGTGGCCAGCGCCCTGCTGCTGCGGCCATCGGTGCCGAGCGCCGGCCGCAGCCCGCGCCAGACCCGCGAGCAGCGCTTCGCCCCACGCTTCGGGTTCAACTCCTCCCAGGAGCTGGCCCAGTACGGCGAGCCGCTGAACCTGATTTACACCAACACCGCGCAGAACCCACGCGGCGGCGTGCGCGTCGCCACGTCGCTGGTGTGGAGCAGCGTCCGCAGCTACGGCAGCTCGCAGTTCATGCAGCTGCTGCTAGTGGCCGGCGCCGCCAGGATTCAGCGGATCGACTGGGACCGGGTGGCCTTTGGCCAGCTTCCGCTGAGGGAGTTCGCCGCATCGAAAACCTGGCTCTACTACAACTCAAACGGCAACGCCAGATTCAATCAGCGGCAGATCGGCGATGACAGCGACCCCTCCCGCGAGGGCGCCGCGCCGGGCGATGACGTGTGCCGGATCATCGATGGTGCCACCCGCCGCAGCGGCTACAGCCAGGCATTCAGCCCCTCCAGCCTGACCAGCTGCGGGGTATTTAATCCGATCCCGATCAACGTCCAGCTGCAGGAGCGCGACAGCAAGGGCGAAATCGTGACCGCCGGCAACGGCATCACCCTCACCGCCAACGGCTGGGGCACGGGCGGCACGGGCGTCTACACGGTCGGCTCGGAAATCACGCTGGTGTTCGCCAAGACCCAAGACAGGAAAACCAGCATCGCCGAAGAGGCCGCGCAGGAGCAGCGTTACCAGCTGGTGAGCAGCTTGGACCGGGGCAGCACCTATCAGCTGGGCACAGCCCGATTCGCCCTGCTCAGCATCACCGACAACACCAACCTTGATGACAACGAGGTGCGGGCCACGTTCCGTTGCGTCGCCGCCGGCCGTACACCGTCAACGGCCTATGACGACCGCGAGGCGCCGGGCGATGGCAGCAAGGATGACAACTTCTACACCAAAGCGCTGGTGAAGGCCGACAGCGCCGCATACCAGACCGTGACGGCCTGTGATCTGGTGTCGTTCTCAATGCGGGTCAAGCTGTTCCGCCGCATCCAGGGCCGGCAAAAAAAGTACGGCGACAGCGAGCCCGAGGGTTACAAGGCCAGCGACAACGGCATCAAGGCCCGAATGTCGTTCTTCCGGGTGTTGTATCGACCGCTCAGCCGGGCCACCCAGGACCTGCTGCCGCTGATCATCGCCTGCCGCAGATCCGCCGATCTGGATCACTTCATCAGCCTGGATTTCCGCGCCGGCAGCAGCGGTCAAAAGTGGGAGTTCGAGTTTCAGCCGATCAGCGATCTGGCGGCAGAGCGGGCGCAGAACGGTCAGCAGCAAGTGGCCCTGATCGAGAACAGCGGCAAGGGCGAGAGCTTTGCGCACGGTGGCAATCAGTTTCGGTGGGTGGGCAACCTGAAGGACATCGGCTCGGCGTTGAAGGATCGCGGGCCGGTGCTCACCAATGAGTGGGATCTGTTCAGCGTCCGCAGCGACACCGACATCCAGTTCAGCTTCGAGGCGGGCCCAGAGTTCCAGATCACAGCCGTCACAGAGCAGCAGCTGGGATCGACCGAGGGCAAGTACAGCCGGATGAGCACGCTGGCTTTCGGGGTGTTCAGCGGCCGGGGCGTGCAGGATCTGCGCAGCATCTCGGCGTTCGTCACCGAGGGCAAGGATTCCTGGGTGGTGAACGACGATGGCACCTACAGCAAGAGTGCAGACAGCACCAGCTGGGCGCCGGACATTTTCGCGGATACCGTGCTGGACGAAGAAAACGGCATCGGCCGGTATGCCAAGCCATCCGGCGTGGACTGGGGCAGCCTGGCCCTGAGCAAGCGGTTCTGCCAGAACAGCGGTCTCGGGTGCCAGCTGTTCATGGACCCGCTGATTGCTGAGGTCGGATCCTGGCGGCAGTTCTGGGCCGAGGCGGCGCCTTACTCGCTGCTGGAGTTCGGCAAGATCGGCGGGAAGGAGACCTTGGTGCCGGCAGTGCCGGTCAACAGCAGCGGGCGCGCCAATCGCCGCGTGGGCATCTCGGCGCTGTTCACCACCGGCAACATCCTGGAGGGCACCTACCGCGAAGAGTTCCTCGACTACGGCGCCAGTGTTCAGGACCTGATCGCTTCGGTGATCTACCGGGAGACAGAGGAAGATGACGTGTTCCCGCGCAATGCCAGCGTGGATGTGCAGCTGCGCGATGCCGTCGAGGATGCAGCGATCCGCCAGACGTTCGACCTTTCGCAGTTCGTCACCCAGCGCGAGCAGGCGATCCTCTACGGCAAGCTGCTGTGCAATCAGCGGCGATGGGTGCGGCGCGGCATCGAGTTCCAAACCGTCCCCACCGACACACCGGTGAGCCCGGGCGCCTACATCTACGTGGACGTGGGCCTGAACACCTGGGACCGGATGACAGCTGGCGTGGTGATGCCTGGCGGCGTGCTCAATGCCCCGCTGAGTGATCAGCTGCGCGATGGCACCTACGCCGCGCTGGTGTATCGCAGCGGCGGCAACGTCCGCTCACTGGCCAGTGTGACGGTGACGGACGGCAAGGCCAGCGCCCTGAGCGATGACGTGGGCGCCATGTTCGTGTTGGGCGCCGCGGCTGATCGCAAACGGGTGTTCCGGGTGACTGAGGTGACGATGAGCGAGGAAGGTGAGGTGACGGTCAAGGCGCTGGAGCACCCCTGCGAGACAGTGGGCGGTGAGCTGCTCAGCCGGGTGGCAGACTTCACCGATGCGCTGTTCAGCGTGCGGTGAGTAGCCTGAGATGCAGGAGGGCGCCAGCTGATGGGTTTCTACACAGGCCGAACCGGGGGGCTGATCTTCAGCGGCAAGCCTGTCGCGAAGGTGCAGAACTGGTCTGTGGAAACCAATGTTGACCTGCTGCCCACCACCGACCTAGGCGCCGATGCGCGGTCGTTCATCCCATCGCTGAAGGGAGCGACCGGCAGCGCCACGCTGATGTACTACCGGCTGGAGTCGGGCGAGTCGGCACAGAAAACGCAGTTCACCGCACTGCTGGCCAAGATCCACAAAAAAGGCGCCATCACTGAACAAGACCGGGTATTCCTGGAGCTTGACGTAGACACCGGCGGCCTTGACGACATCAAGATGTACGCCTACATCACCAGCGCCGTGATCGGCTCAGCGGTGGGTGAGCTGGTGGTGGTGCCGATTCAGTTCACGATGGACGGGGACTTCGACGAGGCCATTAACCAGGCCGCCTGATGACGCACTACCTCGGCACGAAAGGCAACGTCAAGCTGAGGCGTGGCACCAAGGCCTTCATCGGCATTGTGTCTGATCAGATCATCCCCGATGACGTGAACACGTCGCTCAACCGGCTGTCATTCGACGGGGCGATCAACAACATCCTGATCGGCGATCGGGTGGACATCAGCACCGCCGATGCACGGGGGCTGGTGTGCTTCCCGCCGTCCGTGTGGGGCCTGGAGAGCACCGACCCACCCGAAGAGAGCTTCACGGCCTACGTGCACGTCAATGCCGTGGGCGGCCTGCGATTCTTCCCGACCTTCACCGATGCGGTCAACAACGTCCGCGCCAATGAGATCCCGCTGGCAGCGTTCACCGGCAACCCGTTGGCGATCAGCGTGCGCGTGCGCGATGTGCAGTTCAACCTGCTGGGATCGGTGGAGGGGTATGAGTTCAACACCGACCGGCAGACGATCGACGCGAGCAGCCTGAGCGACCGCTTCCGCCAGCAGCTGTCCGCCGGGCTGATCAGCGGCGCCGGGCGGATTGAGTGCGAGTTCAACTACCGCACGATCGGGTTCACCGAGCCATCGCTGTTGCTGCTGCAGCTGATCCAGCGGGTGGAGATCGGCAGCGAGTTTGATCTAGCATTGTATCTGACCGACAAGGACATTGATCCCACGGTTGACACGATCTTCTACAACCTGACCGCAGTGATCAACCGCTCCGGCGTGCAGGTGCGCGCTGGCGACATTGTGCGCTGCGCCATTGATTTCGTCACCACCGATGAAATCCAGCTCGTCTACGGCAGACCCGCTGAGTACATTCTGAAGGAGGATGACGACCGCATCGAGCTGGAGCAGTCGCTGGATTACCTGCTGCAGGAAGTGGACGACTGAGCCAGTCCGTAGCCTGAGCCTGTGGACGGTCGCGGTGAGGCGCACCCTTGGCTGATCAGCGGATAACCCAGCTCACGCCGCTCTCGAAGGCTGGCGCGGCGGCCAATGATGCGGTGCCCATCGCCGACATTTCCGCCAGCGAGACGAAGCGGATCACGCTGAAGGATCTGGTCGCCGCCGGCATCGACCTGGTGGACGCCGGCGAGATTGACCTAGCCAAGCTGGATCAGGGCAGCACGACCAAGCTGGGCGCCGTGGCTATCAGCGATGGCGCGCTCACCGCCGCCAAGCTGGCCGCCGATGCAGCAACCGCCGTTGCGGTCACAGCCCCTAGCACGGGGAACCATCGCGGGCGCGGGTGGCTGCACAGCGGCACCGGCAATCTGCAGGTGTGGGACGGCGCAGCATTCCAGCAGGTGGTGATGCCAACCGCCGGCATCGGCGATCTGCAGGTGACCACCGGGAAGCTGGCTGACGGCGCTGTGACCACGGCAAAGGTGACGCCGCTGGGCTCAGCCGCCTACGCCGCCGGATCGGTGAACACCGCCGCGCTGGCTGACCTGAATGTGACCAGCGGCAAGCTGGCTGATGGGGCGGTACTGGAGGCCAAGCTGGGCGCCGGTGCGGTAGCCACGGCCAAGATCGCCGCCGGTGCTGTCACCTACGACCGCATCCAGAACGTCTCCACCACTGATCGACTGTTGGGCCGCAGCTCCGCCGGTGCGGGCCCAGTTGAAGAGGTGCCGCTGACCGCTGCCGGCCGCGCCTTGATCGCTGGTGTCGATGCTGCAGCGCAACGCAGCACGCTGGGACTGGGCACGCTGGCGGTGGCATCCGGCACCTGGACGAACGGCTCGACGTTCTCGGGCACCAGCTCGGGCACCAACACCGGCGATCAGACCATCACCCTCACCGGTGACGTGACCGGCACCGGCACCGGGACATTCGCTGCAACGATCGCCGATGGAGTGATCACCGAGCTGAAGTACGCCGCGCTGAGCATTCCCACCGGTGCGGTAAAGGACGACGCGATCACCGCCGCCAAACTGGCGGATCAATCCTCTGCCGTGGTGAGCAACGGATCGCCGTCCGGTAGCGGGGCGTTCGTGGGGCAGCAGTGGTTCAACGCCGCCACGGGTGTGGAGTGGACCTGGACCGGCAGCGAATGGCAGCAGCATCTGGCGCCGACCATCCCAGAGGCGAACATCCCCGAGCTGAACGCCAGCAAGATCACGGCCGGCGAGTTCCCGACCGATCGACTGGCGAACGACGCCGTGACCGGGGCCAAGCTGGCGGATTACAGCGTGGGGAAGATCGGCGAGGCGATCCCCGTTGCTGAGTACATCAGCCAGTTGCACTTCAACCCGATCGACAAAGCCTTCTTCATGTGGGATGGCAACGTCTGGCAGCCGATCGGGATCAGCACCGGTGCGGTCAAGTTCGCCGGCACCTATGACGCCTCCGACAACGAAGTAGCCAGCACCACCGCCGAGGGCACAGCACTGGGTCTGGTGGTCGGCAACGCGCTGCCTGCCGCTGCGGCGGCCAACTCGGGCTACTACCTGGTGGTCAGCGAGTCCGGCACAGGGACCAGCCCCGCACCCGCCGTTGCGCTGGCCCCGCCCGATCTGCTGCTTTCCACCGGCACGGCCTGGGTTGAGGTGGATACATCGGCGGGCTACACCACCCAGACCGCCAGCGGGGTGGATTTCGTCGCCACTGGCGCGATCATCGCCACCAACGTGCAGGCGGCGATTGAGGAGGTCAGCACCGAATGCCGCAACGCCAGCAACCTGACCAGCGGCACCCTGGCGGTGGCCAGGGGCGGCACCAACCTCGCCAGCTACACCAAAGGCGATCTGCTGGCGGCCAGCGCCGCTACGACCCTCACCAAGCTGGCAGTGGGCACCAATGGTCAGGTGCTGGTGGCAGACAGCAGCACGGCCACGGGCCTGGCATGGTCCACCAACATCACCGGCAACGCTGCCACTGTGACCAACGGCGTCTACACCACCGGCGCGCAGACTATCGGCGGGGCCAAGACGTTCTCCAACGCGCTGGTGAGCGATGGCACCTTCACCGCCAACGGCACCGTCTTCAGCTCCGGCATCCGCACCAACACCACCACGGGGGTGAGCGCCAACGTCTACCTGAACACCGCCAACGATCAGGTGCAGCGGGTCACGTCATCGCGGCAGTACAAGGTCGAAATTGAGACAGCACCGCTGGCCGAAAGCCGCCGGATCCTGTCAGCCACCAGGCCGGTGAGCTACCTGCCGAACCCGGAGAACACCAGCGACGATCCGACCATCAGGGTGTGGGGCCTGATCGCTGAAGAGGTGGCGGAGTATGCACCGGAGATGGTGATGTGGGGCGTCGGAGGCCAGGCGGAGGGCGTCAGCTACGACCGGTTCGGCGTGCACCTGATCAACGTGTCAAACGACCATGAGGCCAGGATCGCCGCGCTGGAGGCAGCGCTGCAGTCTCTAGCCTGATGGATAGGACAGGAGCCCCGATGAAAGAGCAGCTGATCCAGCTGATCACCGCCTACGGCGTGGCCCACGCCAGCGGCAATGCGATCCTCAAGCAGCTCGCCGCCGGCCAGATCGATGCGTTCCTGGCGGCGGTTGAGGTGGTCAAGCCTGAGCCGGTCGCGCCTGAGGCGGTGGCTGCGGAGGTCGAGGCCCAGTGATCTACCCCGCCAAGCTGGACATCACGATCCTGCAGAACAGCACGTTCCGGGCGGTGTTCCGGGCGCTGCAGAAACAGCAGGCCATCACGGCGTTTGCTGTCACCAGCGGCAACCCGGTCTTCACCGTGCCGTGCCACGGCCTGAGCGCTGGCGACAAGGTGGTGATCGTGCCGCCGGGTGATGCAGAGGCCGCCCTGCCGGCGACAACCACGCCTGAGGCGCCAGACGTACCCTGCGGGTTGACGCTCAATCAGGTGTATTTCGTCTCGGCTACCGGGCTGACCAGCAGCGCATTCACCGTCTCGGCCACCAACGGCGGGGCGGCCATCACGGTGGCGAACACCGCGCTCGATCCGATGGTGGTTGCCCAGCCGGTTGACCTGACCGGCTACACCGCCGATGCGGATGTGAAGGGGCTGGTGGACGATCTGCAGAAGGCGACGTTCACCTGCGCGCTGGAGACCGCTGCCGATGGCCTGGTGAGCGTCACGATGGCACCGGCCACCACCGCCGGGCTGGAGGTGGGCCGCTACGGATGGGATGCCTCACTGACCAGCAGCGCCGGTGAGCGGTACTACTGGCTGCAGGGTGTGGCGACGGTGGCGAAGACCTATTCGAGGAATAGCTGATGGCCGTCATCGGCGCCATGCTGAAGGCTGAGGTGCTGGTGGTTGGCGAGCCGGCGCAGATCGCTGCGGTCAATCGCGCCAGTGCTGCTGAGGTGTCGCTTGTTGACGCGGCAGAGGTGGCCATCGCCGCCGAGGTGGACGCCGCCGCCAGGATCGCCGAGATCACCGGCAGCCTGCCGATGGTGTCGATCAGCTATGCCGATGAGGTGACGGTTTCGACTGCCGCATGGCCCGCCAGTGCGGCATTCGTCGGGCAGCCAGCGGCAACGATGGTTGCACTGGTTGATTCTGACGTGGTGCTGCCGGTGCCGTCACTGGGGCTGGGCAGCTCTGAGACCACGGCAAGCCTGAACCTTGTCGTGCCGTTTGCCGTACTGCAAGCCACCGGCGCTGGCGGGAATGTTGCCCTGCCGCCAGAGGGTTCTTTGGAGTTTGATGAGCCCACGCCTAGCATTGAGCTAAGCATTCCGTTTGTTTCTCTTCTGTAGCCATGCCCGTCACCAAGGAAACCTATTCCGCTGCTGCTCCCTGGCTGGCATCGGCTGCAGCGCAACTGCTAGAAGATGCGTTTATCGACGCCGGCTTGATGGTGTCTTGGTATGACTCTTTCCTGAGCGGCAGCGTTGAAAACAGAATCCTGCAGGTGGTGTACGACGGCACCAAGACTTACGGCACCTGCTATTACTGGTTCGTCATCTCAACCAGCACGATTGGCGTCAGTGTGGCAACCGGATGGAACGCCACGACGCATGTGCCGACCGGGACGCAATACACGGATTTCTACAGCACGACAACCAACACCACGGCTAACCATTTCTCACTGGCTGGAACGCTGTCAAACAGCACAGAGATTAACGTCGTTCGCTACACCAGCACCGACAACCCGGACTATTCGTGGTTTGTGATCAGGAATGGCGCAACGCCCTATCCGTTTATGATCACGCCAGACTCTGCAACGCTGGTGCCGTGGCTGGATCTGAATCAGGTATTTTTCCATCATGCTGTAAATATGCTGATGGAAGCAAACGCTATAAGCGCTACCAGCGTAGGACGTGCTCACTTTCAAGATATTTACAGGCTGCGCAGGAGCTATGCGCAAAGTCAGGGACTGAGAAATGTTACAACTAATTCTTTTTTTGCAGTGAGCCGAAGGCTTTTTGGCTATAGCAGTGTTGGATCGTCTGCATCCTCAAATGATCCCAGTTCTGACGCCTCAAACAACGTTATCTCCGTCCCCTATCGCCTGCAGCGCACCAACTTGCCATTTGCCTCTAATTACACTCCCGTTCTGTTCGGCTGCTCCTATTCGTTCTACGTGAATGAGCCGCTGCCGGAGGATTTCGCCGTCTACTTCCCCTACACCAGTACCAGCTTTAGCTTTGGTGACAGCATCGTGATCACGGCTGGCGTTGAGGAATGGGAGGTGCTCAATTTCGCCAACAACAGCTCAGCGGATGCCGCCAATCCGCTGTTCCTGGCGCGGCTGGTCTGAGGCTTGGCTGCCGCTCTGCAGACTGAGGCAGATCCGCCACGCCCGTGACCCCGCCACCTGAACGCCGCAGATTCTCCAGGGTCCAGGTGCTCGAAGCGACCGCCGCCAGCCTGATGGCTGCAGCAATTCTCGCCACTGCCGGCGGCATGGGCTGGCTGGTGGTGAGCCTGCCAAACCGGCTGCAACAGCTGGAAACCCAGATCACCCAGATCCTGAGCAATCAGACTCAGTTCGGGCTCAGGTTCGAGAAGCTGGAGCAGGAAGTGCAGGAACTGGACCGCCGCACCATCCGGCTGGAGCTGAACCGATGAATCGCCCCACTGTCCTGGCCAGCGTGTTCTCAGCGGCCAGCCTGTCGGTGTTGGCGGGGATGGCCTACATCGTGGACTGCCGCCGCGCTGGCGGGGATGTAGAGCGCTGCTGGCTCACCGGGCTGCCTTTCATGGGCCTCGGCGGCGCCAGCGCCGGGGCGTTCCAGCTGGGATACGAAACCCTGAATCCGAAACTGCGCAAGGGCCGCCCCACTGACCCCGACTCATGACACACCCCACCGCCAACGATGAGCGACTGGCCCTGGCCGTGTGGTTCCTCGGCCTGGGCGTCGCTGAGCTGGTGGTCAAGCCGCTCTGGCGCCGGCTCTACCGGCGCGCCGACAAGGCCGCGAACGACCGCCTGCCCGACCTGAAATGATCACCGTCAAGGGCGACCGGTTTCTGATTAACGGCAAGGCCCGCACGCTGGCCGGCAGCCACACCTGGGACGTGGTGCAGCCGGTGGCGGGGAACCGCACCCCGATCGACCGGCTCACCGGCAACTTCACCCGGCTATGGACGATTGAGACGCGGGCGTTCGTCAACTCCAGCCCGCCTTTCGTTGGCGCTGATCCCGGCCTGATCCGCGTGAAGGGCGGGCCGTGGAAGGAAGACCTCAGCCTGAACGGGAAGTTCTACCGGCGCATGGAGAAGGCCGTTGCAGAGGCCGACCGCCGGGACATGGTGACCGGCGTGGTGTTGTTTGAGGGCAGCCTGCCCGATCTGTTCCCGAGGGCCTGGGAGTTCCACCCCTTCCGCGGGCATGGCCCGAAGACCCACCACGACGTTCACGCGCGCGGCCCCTGGAATCGCTACCAGAAGGCGCACATCAAGCGGATGGTGCGCACCCTGGAGGGCTATGACAATGTGCTGTTCGAGGTCGGGAACGAATTGACCAGGCCCAGCACCGGCTGGTTTCAGGGCTGGGTGGTCAAGCAGGTCCAGCGCCTCACCGATACACCCGTGGGCGTCAGCTATGCCCGTGGCGCGAGCCCCTCCAGCGGCCAGCAATGGATGCGCCGCACCGGTGCCGACTGGATCGCCCCTGGCGGGCCTGCCCCCGTCGCCGGATTCAAGGGTCCGCAGGTGTTCGACACCGACCACAGCTGGGCGCTGCGGTCGAACGTCTCCGGCCTGCAGACTGCAGCCAAGGCCAACCGCCCCATCTGGCTGATGGATGGGTTCCGGGGAACGATGCTCGCCAACATCGACAACCTGCGGCCCGATCGGAACTTCATCGACTCCATCACATGACCTTCGCCACCGTCCGCGCTGCTGCTGAGCATCTCGCCCGCGCCGGCACCATCACCCCGCATCAGCTGGCTGCCCTGCAGGCGCTGGATGAGTCGCTGAGCGATGAGCAACGCCAGGAGTTCACCGAGCTGTGGAGGGCACAGGGGAGCCCTGCGGCGCCGAGACCTGAGGCTCAGAACGAGCTGGCCAATCTTCAATCATGGCTGACATTCCTGACGGGGCCCGAGGTCTCGCGTCTCAGCCAAAACAAGATCAGTCCGCTGACCGTAGCTGAGGCGTGCGGTTTCATCGGCTGCGTGATCGTCGAAACCGGCCACCCCTTGCTTGACAAGCTCGACGTGATCGAGGCCGGCTCTGGTGCCGGTCGCGGGGCGATGCAATACACCGGCGTTCGGCGCACCGCCTACGACAAAGCCCGAGCCGCTGCCATCGCCAAAGGGATTAACCCGGGCGGCAACGCCTGGCAGCAACTGTATTTCGCTGAGGAGTACGCCGGCCTGCACGATCCGCCGCAGGGCTCGCTGATCGGCTGGACTCGGGTGTTCGAGGATCGGCCCGCAGGGATGGACCCAGCCAGAGCGGCGGCCTATTTCAGCGAGGTCTACTTCCGCCCTGGCGTGCCGCACCTTGACCGCCGGCAGGCTGAGGCGCGCCGCGTGTGGGGGTTGGTGGAGTCTGGGCGGCTGACGGTGGCCGGCCGCCCTCCGGTGCAGCTGCAGCAGCAGACCGGCTACGGCAACCCGCTGCAGGTGCCCTGGTTCGCGCAGATGGACTCTGCCGATCGTGCCCAAGCCGCCCGGATGTGCTTCAGCAGTTCCTGCGCCATGCTGCTGCAGTACCTCAAGCCCGGCACCCTGCGAGGCGCCAACGGCGACGATCAATACCTGAAGAGGGTTCAGTCCTACGGCGACACAACTGACCCGACCGCGCAGATCCGGGCGCTGAGCAGCTACGGCATCAAGGCCCGGTTCACCAAGGTGGCCGGGTTCGCCACGCTGGAGCAGCAGATCAACGCCGGCGTGCCCGTGCCGGTCGGGTTCCTGCATCGAGGC